CTCGGCTTGCTCGGGGCGTATCTCATTACGGGCCCAAGCTTGCCACGTTCTAACACGTTCCAAATATTTCGCGCATTCAGTCTCAATAAAGCCCGCGAATATTTTCGGCGTATATCCCGACGTGTGGCGGGCGGCTTTTTTCTCGGCCTCGCCTACTATCATGCCATTTGTGCAAACCAAATCATAAGCCCCCGCCATAACGCGAACCGAACCCGAACCATTAAACGAATTAGAAACACCAACCCGAAATAATAATTGAGTTGAATTATTGTTAAGCTGGCGAATATCGGCCCCAAGCCCCGGGAATACTAATTCAAAGCGGGTATATTGCCCGCCATAGCTGGAAAACTCTTTTAATTGGATATCTTGTAAAGCTTGGCGGGGTAAAGTTGCCTCGGCCCCCTCGCAAACCATATCAAAAATTGGTTTATTCGGTGCGATACCATAACGCGAGCCGACTATACCCAATTCATTAAAATTATCGGTGCGACGAATAACCCGCCCGATTGATTTATCAATTTGTTTCGCCGTTCCCGTTTCATGGTTTTTGCAATAGATAGGTTCCGCCACGGCGTCAAAATCGGTTTTATCCGATAACGTCGGGAACATTACCCCCGCCGCATTGTTTAAGCTTGCCACGTTATGGCCGTTTAATTGCGTCGCGTTCTTGTTAGTTTCAAAATTTAATACGTTCATTTTATTACCTCGTTAGCTAGTTAACACGGGGCACCACGCCCCGATATTTTCCGATTATACACTTACTCGGGCCATAGTAAAGCATTAATTAAGCCCGAGTAAAAACATTAGTTAAAGTTGGCTCGCCCAAACGAGCACAAAATACCAAAAGACACAAAAGCCGATTGCCCGATATAAACCCCCCATTAAACGGCCCTCGCTATAATCTCGGCCGCGTTCTTTTTTTGCGAACCGTGAACCACGGCGGCAATATTACGGGCTTTAATTCCCGAGCCCTTGCATAGGCCGCAAGCCTCGCAAGTTGTTTTTAAACCGCCCTCGGGGGTTGCGGGGCATAGTATTTCACCCGCCACAATATCGGCGGGGCTCGTTATGGTTCGGAACGTTCGGAACCCCTCGGCCCAAAATTCGCGGGCTTGGGCTAGGGTATCGGCCGAGGCCATACAAAAGCGCGTGAATTCTCGGCGGTTATCTTTTGACGTTCCCGCCTCGTTTAGTTGGTGCGTGTAACCCGTGAAAGTTTCGGCCTCGGTTAGTAGCTCGGCCCAAATATGCGACGGTACGGCCATTGGATCGCCATAGGCCCCCGCCCTTATTTTTTGCCCTCGGCCGTATCTCTTTAACTCGGCCTCGTTAACCGTCGGATATATGCCCCTATGATATGATTTAAAAACCGAATTCGGGGCTTGTATTAAATTGACATAACAACCCCGCCCCGTGGCATAGCCCTTTTCATTATTATTTGCGCGGCCTCTTAATGGGCAATTCCCGCAAATTGAATAATCGGCCCCCGTTCGGTTTGCGGTTATCGGGTCAATATCTCGGGACAATATCCAAACTTGAACCATGCCCCCCGTTTTTCGGTTATTGCTTCCAACCGTCGCAATTGCCACAATTGGGGCCCCGTCCAATTCGCTCGGCCCGTCATATAATACGGCCCCATTAATTGCGCCAGTTCTTTTGAATGGTGTTTTCGTTTTCATGTTTTTACCTCGTTAGCTAGTGAACCTCGGGAACCACCCCAAGGGCCCCGCAAATTGCGGCGGCTTGTTTAATATACATGAAAATTTAAAACGTGCAATAGTTATGGGCCCGAACCAGCCCGAGCAAAAACCAATTTTCTGCCCCACCCAGTGTGTGTGTGTATATATGTGTATAACTTGTTAGTGCTCTTACACGTTATGTATTTGTGTATTTGCCGCGCCAGAAGTTTCTTTTCTCTTGACCCAGAACTGATGCTCTGGCAGAGTGAGAAAGTTACAAAACGATAGAAAATTGAAAGTAGAGGATATGGATGAGATTTACACACAACGAAGCCTTAGAATTAGGAAACGCTCTACTAGATGCCGTCGAGCTCTCACAGAAATGCAAGAACGGCGTTATGATTACACAAACAGGATCGGGTAGAATGATAGCAATTCATGGACAAGATGATTGTGGGACACGATACAAGGTAGATCCCCCTATTGTAGAGCCAGATCTGTCTGAAGTGAGCATTGCTAGTTAGTATATTGCCGCGCCAGAGACTTTTAGAGGCCCTTCGGGGCCTTTTTTTATGCCAAATTGATATAAAGTTACATAAAAAAACCCCCAGCATGATTCCGAGGGTCAGTCGGTGCTGGGGGCTTATACTTCACTAGCAATGAAGCAAGTTTGGTTGGTAGGGGAACCAACCTATACAATCAGTACACAGGGAGGAAGATGTACTGACACCATAGATGTTACCTGAGTACACCTACAAAAGCAAGCCTATACATTAATAAATGTATTATAATTGACGTATTGAAAAACATTTGTTAGTGTCACTAGATTCCATAAACGAAAAGGTAACAGAATGAAATTGAAATATGTAGAGAAAAGAGCACGGAGTGAAGGCCGTGTAGTTTGGGTTGTTAACCCACCACCGCATCTAAAAGACAACATCCAAGCTGAGTACAAACAGTTTGATGCACTGTCTGAAGCGAACGAATATGCTCAAGAGATCCTTGATGTGTACTCTGACTATAAGAGAGGCATACAAAGGGAGATCCGAGCCGCTGATACGGCAGTCGATGGGTTGATAAACTATTACAAGTCCACGAATGATTACCAAAAGCTGAGTACAAACAGCAAACGGTTCTACAACACCATGATTAAAGAAGCTAGACGCATCTCTTTTAACAATGGTGCCATCTTCGGTGAGATGAAGTCCTCAAATGTCACGCCAGAACACGCTGACAAGCTATATCTGAAGCTACAAGAGCTAAAGAGCCAGCATAGGGCCACTCACGTTTGCAAAGTGCTTCGTAAGATATGGTTCATGGGTATGAGAGCGGGCCGTGTTAAGAACAACCCGTTCCAACGAATGAACCTCAAGGGGCTCAAGCCTCGTGAAGTGCTATGGCAACCTGAACAAGCAGACCTGTTCATTGAAACAGCCGATAAGATGGGCATGAGCTCTATCGGTACACTGGCTCTGTTGTGTTATGACCTATGCCAAAGACCCGGTGATATGAGACACCTGCTTTGGGAAGGGTTTGATGGTGTTACTATCAAGTTTCGTCAAGAAAAGACAGGAACGCCCGTAGAAATACCAGCATCACCTCGTTTGGCCGAGCGTCTTAACAGACTAAAGCCAGAGGGTGTGGCTATCAGATCAGAAATAGTTATCTGTGAAGCTACAGGTAAGCCATTTGATCGTAGGCTGTATTCTAAATGGGCCGCTAGGGTTCGTTTAGCCGCTGGGCTACCACCAGAGCTACAAATCAGAGATTTCAGAAGAACTGGAGCCACCGAAATGGCGGAGTCAGGATGTACTGAAGATGAATTGCGCTCAGTCACAGGCCACCAAAGCCGTGACGTTCTATCAATATATGTCCGCCCAACAATCAAGTTAGCGGCGGCTGGGGTTAACAAAAGATTTCAAGAGAGGAACCTATAAATGAATAATGTATACTGCACCGCCGCGTGTGACACTCCTAACTGCAACCGTAGATACACAGATGCTGTAAAAGTACGGATGTTGGGTATAAGCATAGCTTTGGCGGATTTTACTGATCACTGCGACGATCACACAATCGATTTCCCACAAGAAATCCCAATGGAGAATAATAATGATTAGTGCAACTTTACTTCGTTGTATGGGGGATGATCTGACCGTAGTTAATGCGGCCAGAGTATCCTTCAATAAAAACCATGAAAAGTTAGAAAGCAAAGATCCAAAGCTGATTAAGTATCTGGCTGAACATAAACACTTCAGTCCCTTCGGTCATTGTTTTGCATCCTTTCATGTTAAGGCTCCAATGTTTGTAGCCCGACAACTTGTTAAACATAAATTTTTAAGATGGTCAGAAGTGTCGCGAAGATATATTTCTGATGATCCTGAATTTTATACTCCCGCACAATGGCGGGGGAAGTCCAAGGATAAGAAGCAAGGCAGTGAAGGCGTTGTTGAGGGTGTTGATGTACAGGCTTCACGAGAACACGCCTTTATACAATATAAGCACCTGTTGAGCATTGGGGTTTGTGAAGAGTTGGCTCGCGGTGAGCTCCCACTGTCCACCATGACGGAATGGCACTGGAGCGGTTCGTTGGATGCATGGGCAGATATGTGCAGACTTCGTTGTGCACCTGACAGTCAACTTGAAACTCAGTTTGTAGCGCAAGAGATATCAGATGATATGCGTAGGCACTTCCCTTACTCGTGGGAAGCTCTGCTAGATCCTGAACTGATGTCGGGGGCTCTATAATGTATTGGTTAATTATACTGACACTGTTGGAAGGGGGTCTGTTCGCTAAACCGATCAAGGCCTTCCCATCTTATGCTGACTGCCAATATGCAATGCATGGGGTAGAAGCGGTAATAAAAGAAGAGCACCAAAATGTAGTGTGCTTAAAAATGAAATCGGAGATTGATTATGAGGCGAGCAAGAAAAACTCCTAGTTTCTCCCCGTGGGATGAACTAAAGATATGTGATTGGTGTGGTAGAAGCACCAGAGGTAGAACGTATGTAGATGAACCTGACGTGGTGTACTGTACATCGTGTCATACCCATCTTGAAGGAAACCCACCAAAGGATGTACTAAAGGATGATGTAGACCGATTCTGTGGTAATAGTTAGTGTCACAGTGTCAAAACTTCCATTTTCTTCAACTCCACTACACTTTTTAATTAATGTGTAATGAAATCAAGAAGTTGGTTGCGGGAGTAGGATTTGAACCTACGACCTTCAGGTTATGGGTTTTACCAATTAAATCAACTGGTTAAGTATAATCGGGGGTGGTAAAGCCCATAACTAGTGTCACAATAGATGTTGACGGATGGTATTAATGGGTGTATAAAAGCGAGGCCGCTCTACGGGGCCGAGCTATAGATTTAGGGTTAAAGGGAAAATAAAATGAATACTTATAAATTTGAGATTACTATTGAAGTTGGTGAAGATAACTTTGGGGATATGGAAAATCAGCCTACACAACATGAAATTAAACAATTTTTAAAAGATGTTATTTCTTGGAATCATCCACATGATGCTAGAAGGTATTTTGGTGACACGAAAGTTGTAGCTAAACGTTCTTGATATGTATTCACGAAAAGAACAATATGAAGTAATTAGTCAAGTTAGTGTTAAAGATGATGATACTAAACGAATTAATTGTCCGTTCTGTGGTGGAAAATATACTCTTACAATATCTAAGCGTAATGGATCTTTAATCTGGAATTGTTATAAAGCATCCTGTTCAGCATCAGGTGGTAAACGTGTTGGATATGGATTGGATGCAATCAAACGTAAATTTAATGGGGATACTTCAACAGGTGTATACAAACGTGCATACCCCGTACCTGAAGTAAACTCATCTATAGATCATCACGAACACGTTATTAAATACGTTGATGATAATAATTGTCGTAAAGCGTATGATGAT